CCTGAAGTTGTCCATTTGCGAGAGCCTGAACCTGTAGGTAGGTCTTTGGTGACTCGTAATAACGGAATGACTCTGGAGCAACGATAAATGCTGACTCATCAATTAGCGTTGTTACTGACATATGTGGATCAACAGCAAGGTTTAGTCCTAGAACATTACCCTGGATTGATTGACCAGATACGTTACCAGTTGCATTTTGTGGCTGAGCTGCCATAAATAGTGAGCGGTTTGTTGTGTCATCAGCAGACATAATGGTTTCCCACCAAGCTGTGTTGGCAACAAGGTTCTTTGCAAACTTACCGGAAGCAGCATAAGCAGCTGGAACTTCCTTAGCAATGAACGCCTTTAGACCTGCGATTGTTGCAGCTTGTGTTGATGCTTGAGTACCAGAAGCGGTGAACGCAGCGACTACTGCTCCGTCTGTGTACTTAGCGTATGCAGCATTGAGTTCGCGGATTAGCTCATCATAGAAAACTGGAGATGAACGATCTAAAAGCTCCCAGCTGATTGTCTGGATTCCAGCAGCCTTCTTAACATCAACTGTGATGTAAGTAGATTCCATTTCAGTTCCGCCTAGTGCGCCATTTTCAGCTTCCAAAGTTACTGTTGGAGCTGTTGATAGCTTAGGCAAGGTGAAGCTCATACCGCTGGCTGGTAGAACGCCTTTGGAGATTGAATCTACAGCTGGACGGCCTTCGATTGTGTTGGTTGCAAACTCATTAAGGTGTGGAGCAAGAGTTAGACCAGTATTTGTGCTGGTGTCATTTGCTGCCTTAACGTATAGAGATGATTCCTCATTGCCCATAGCCGCCTTGATGCTGTGCTCCAAATAAGTAGCTGCATTGACGATTGGGGAGCGAGGAGATGTGTAGAACGCTGGCTTTGGAGCCGCTGCTTCTACTTTAGCTGCTTCTACCGTTTCTTCGGCAGGAGCAGGAACGGTAGTGTCAGACACTTGTTCTCCTTCGGTTGTTGGTTGCTCTGATTCAACGGGTGCTGGATCAGAATTCTTTTCTTCTTCAGATGCTGCTACTTCCGCTACTCTCGCGGAGTCAATCGCTGGGTCGGTGACGAGGCTGACCTCAACAAGCCTGCTTGCGGTGATGGACATAGTCCCCTTTTGATTGTCCCAAGCATCAACTTGGACTCCAACCGAGAAACCGTCTCTGAGCCCTTCCGAGGCCTCGATGAGAGCATCCTCACCGGCCATTGTGGTCGCAATCTTGAAGACTGCATCGATACCGTCTTTAGTGACATTGGCTTCCATCAACTTTCCAATTGGACGAGTGCGATCGTGCTCTAAAAGTAATTTGATTCCCTTGCCCATCTCAATTGAGTTATCTGCAAAGATTGTTGGTCCGGCTGAGGTATTGCCTTGCTCATTCCAAGTAACAATTTTGCCAGAGATAGTCCGTGTCTTTGCATCGGATGCTGTTATAGTCATTGGGAAATTTATCTTCATCGGATTAAGTCTTCTTCCTGTTGAATTTGCTCAACGCTCATCGCTCCGATGGTGTTGAGGATCTGATAAACCTGCGCTCTTTCCAAAGGATTGCCGCGTAGGAAATCGTCTAAGTCATAACGGATTTCGCTAGTAGATGGACAAACATCTGGAAGACTTAGTCTTTCCTCAATCGCTGAAAGAATCGGGCGAAGTGAGAAATCTACGAGTGAGCGACGCTCTGTTGTTGCATTGCTGTATGTCATTGAGGTTGTTTCGGCAGATAAGAAGTAAGCAGGGATACCGGCAGCTCTAGCGATTTCTAGCGCAAGGTATTGACGAGCCTCAACAAGCTGAAGACTCTTTGGATCAAAGCCAACCTGTTGCATTTCAACATCTGCATTTAAGAAAGCAGTTGATTTTGTTGCTCTGGAATTTCTCCAGGCTTCAAGTAATTTAGCAATTCGCTCAGAAGGTAAATTAGTTCCGTTTGATTTAAGAACCATAGATGGAACTGGCTCTTTTGCATAATTCAACGCGGCGATTTCAAGTTCTACAGCTGTGCGAATTGTGCGACCAGCGCGATTTAGGAAACCTTCATCTGCTCCATCAAAACGAATGATTGAACCAGGACCGCTAATGGGTGCGCTTCGTCCATCCACTTTATAGCCGACGATTTCTGTGGTGTCATTGTTATATTCAACAGTAACGCGCATTGGATCAATACGAGTCCAGGCTCTTACGCGCCCATCTTCAGCATAAGCATCTAAAACCAAACCAAAGCCAACGCCGTATAACCAAATGTCTTCAACAAGCCAGTTGTAAATGACAAAGCCGGAAACTCTTGGATCGGGTTGATTGATTACTCTAAGCGGCTCGATATGAGCTCCGGTGAATTTATTATACTGCTCAAGAGGTAATGATCCGATAATGCCGCAGATGATATTGCGAGCTCTAGCAACTGAAGGAACGCTCATAGCAGTTGCGCGATCCATAGTTGTAGGCGCATTTAGTAATCCATAAATGGAAGACTGAAGATTAAATGGCGCTAGTGACGCTTCGACATCGACTTGCTTTGGGCTAGCAGCTGTCAGCGTTGGAAATAAGAAATCTTTTAATCCCATTGCCGAAATTGTAGGCTAGGTATGCTACATAACGACGATATCGATTTCCGTCTCTGGGCGAGTGGCGTAATGAGTTGCAAGGGCGGCTGCTACTGCGCCTGTGATAACCGCACCCGACACCTTGCGTCCCATAACCCATCCGCCATCGCCAAAGGCAACGCGGACTGCCGATAAGCAGTGTTGTGTTAGTTCATCCTGCCCTGCGTGGGCAAGACGGCCTGAAGATATAGCAGATAGCAGCTCGTCGCAAGAGGTTGCGTATTCCTGCCCATCAATCGCCTCAACATTTAATCCAGCTGGAACCAATCTAGCCGCCACAGCTGACGCGGTGCGAGCCGAATATAAAACCTTTTGGGTTTGGAATTTGCGATACCAATCGGCTAGGTCGTTAGCGATTAATTTATCTGATAAGTAGCCAGGATTGGTCCAGGTCTGCAGAAGCTGAACCTGGAACCTATCCCGACCTAACCGCTGGCTCGCCACTAGGCTAGCGTGACGGCGGTCCGGTGAAAGATCCAAAGCCAACCAAGTATCCGCAGACCAATCGAGCTTTAGACCCTCGACTAAGCAAGATTGCCATTGGGACGGATTGATTACTGGGTTGATTGTTTGGACCCATTGACATAAAACCTCTGTGCGAACTATGTCTTCAGGATCATTTAATACTGCTCGGATATTGTCCGGATGAATTGTGTGACCAAGTGACGGATTAGCTTGACAGATACCTAGCCAGAAGTCTGGGCTATTATCAAATTTAATTTCAGGCTTGGCTGACCATTCAAACCAAGCGATGTCATCTGTATTGCCCATAATGCGGGCCATAGCGCGTTCCCGCAGCTTGTTTAGGACTATGGAGTGCTGATCTCCAGCATTTGAGTAAAGCCAGGCTTGAGGATTCTGAGAAGCCATTTGGGTATATCGCAGAGCAGACCAAACATCCTCATCTTGATACTCGCGTACCTCATCCAAGTGGATACATTCGGGTCCGGCAATTCCTCTACCAGCTGAGTTATTAGCTCGGACGATATAACGGCGATTCTCGGTAAATTGAAGCTCTTGAAAACCCTTGCTCTCTAACTTCTTAACGAATTGGGCATTTAACTCAGGGGTTTGCTCAACGATTGCGTAGATTTTGTAGAAGATTTCAGCTGAGGTAGTTAATTTGTGGGCTGTGTGGACTTGCAGTTTTTCCTTTAAATCGAAAATTCTCCATAGGATATTTAGCGCCATAAAGGTGGATTTACCGTTCTGACGAGCCACCATTACGGATATGACTGGATGTGCCCACCGGCCGTCAGGTTTTACCTTTAGCGCGTGATGAGCTAGCCACTGCTGCCAGGGCAATAAAGGGTGGCCAATACGATCGCAAAACTCGATAAATTCTTTGCCGCGAGATGGTAAATCGCTCAAAGGAGTGTGGATTCTGGGTTCTGACACACCTCGGTAAGCCGATTCGTCCCGAAGCGGAACGAGCTCTCCCGTTTTGTTTTCAGGAAAATCCAATTTATCCAAAATAGTGCCGTTTCGTCTTATTTTCAGAGAAGGATTTCCCAGC